CGGGAAATGCACAACCACGCAGCCTTCGCGGATCAGTCAATGGAATTGATCTTTGGGTTGACACTGCATTATCAGCTGCACAATCAACTGATGGTTGCATGTATGTAATCAATCGTGATGCATATACCTGGTATGAATCACCAGTTTTGCAATTGCGCACAAACTTAATTGCCAATGGTCAAATTGGCGTGATGCTTTATGGATATGGTGCAACTGCCAAGAAAATTGGCGCAGGAGCATACAAGTTCAACAAGGCGTAACAATCATGGGTGCATTCGCTCCCGAGTGCGCCCAGCCGTAGCAGAGAGGATCGGACATGCTTATCAGTGCCAGTGATTTACGCGCAGTGTTAGGCGTGTCCGAATCCATGTATTCTGATGAATACTTAGATCAGATAATTGCATCCGCTGAATCGGTATTGCTACCGCTATTAACTGCATACACATCAGCAATTGATTCTTATGAAGTTAAAGAAAATAAGATTTATTTTATTACTACCCGCGCTAATCTTTTTGTCCAGGGTCAATCAGTTGTCGTGACTGGTTGTGGTGATTATGATGACACTTACACAGTTGATGCACGGACATCTAATGTGTATTCATTCCATGCCAGCGTAGAGGCAGCGAATACAGTAATCACACCAGTTATCCCCGCTGGTCTAGCCGCCCTTGATGGGTCGAGCGCGGCTGAGATTTATGCAAACAATCCAGCAATCAAAAACGCATTGTTGGGATTAAGCACCGACATATTCCAGGCAATCATTGCACCTGGATCAATTGCCGAGGGTGTTGATTTTGCCCAGACTATTTATCGGACTGGTCGCAGCATGGTTAATAGACAATATGGATTATTAGCACCATTTATTGATACCGAATCAATCGCACAATGAGCACATCAATTGCCGAAGTTCGCGAAGAATTAGCCACTGCCCTGGAATCAATCGGTGCATCAGTTTACAGTTTTGTTCCCGAGGCAATAATTCCACCAGCATGTGTAATCGTGCCTGATGCTTTGTATTTGGAATCTACTCTAATTAGTAAATCATCAGTTAATGTCAAGATCAATTTTGTTATTAGTGCAGCCGTTGCATACAACTCAAATCCTGGTGCATTAGATAACTTAGAAAAATTAGTGATTCAAATTTTAGGCGTTATGCCTGATGGTTATGTTGTCGGAGATGTGCAACGCCCAACCATTACAAACATTGGCACATCCGCACTTTTAATTGCTGACCTATCGGTGAGCACTTATTACAACCAAGACATCTAAAGGAGAATAATGGCAACCACAATCATTACTGGTCGCGATGTAGCATTTACAATCGCAGGTGATAACTATGATGCTCAGGCAACATCTGCCACGCTGACAGTTGCATCGACAATCAACACTTATCAAACACTTGATGGCAAGGCTTACTACACAACAGATACCCAGGGCACATTTGCAGTTGAAATGTTGGCTGATTGGGGTGTATCACCCGCTGGATTATGTGAATCACTATGGACTGCCGCAACTAGCGCACCACAAACACCATTGGCAGTTTCACTGACCGCTGACACTGGCGCAGTGTTTACATTTGATGTTCAACCAATTTTGCCATCAGCGGGCGGCACTGCACCTGATGCACAAACAGTTTCATTGTCATTCACATGTGTGACAACGCCACTACTAAACGACTAAATAAAGGAGATCGGGAGCATGAAGTTACCAATAACAATTGAATATACGAGCGGGTCATCTGAAACCTACACCGCCCAGCCACCTGAGTGGGCGAAGTGGGAGCAGAAAACTGGCAACATCATTAGTCAAGCGCAAGACAAGATCGGAATGTCAGACTTGTTATTTTTGGCATACAACGCCATGAAGCGCGAAGCGGGTGGTAAACCAGTTAAGCCATTTGAAGCCTGGTGCGAATCAGTAGTTGATGTGGTGGTGGGAGCAGATGACCCAAAAGTTACGAGCGCGGAAGCATAAACAGATTATTGGTTGAATTGGCATTAGCCACATCAATTCCAATGAATGAGTGGAAAACCGCAGAGCAGATTTTAACCGCAGTTGAGATTTTGGAGCAGAGAAATGGCAAGCACTAAAACTAAAAAAAGTGTTTATTCCATAACGCTTGATCCAGTCGCATTGGGTGATTTACGTGCAGCATTGAGGTTGATGGACAAAGAAACATCAGCCAAATTGCGCGACATGGCACAACCATTATCAAAAAGACTTGCAGGTCAATTGATGATGTTTGGAATGGCTGCACCTGCTCCACAAACTAAATTGGTTTTGCAATCAATGACAACCCCACGTGATCGAGTTATTCGCGTTGATTTAGGTGGCGTTAAAAAAGTGGGCAGACCTTATGGCGGGGTTAAGAATGCTAAAGGCAAACCTACTAAGCAAGAAAAAGCACCAGCGGGTGCATTGTTGTGGGGCACTGAGTATGGCTCACATGAAGGTGTGGATCGCGCTGGTCGTAAATACTCAAACAGATTTAAGGCAAGATACAAATCAACAGGATATTGGATCGCACCTGCAACAGATTTTTATGCACCAGTTGTGGCAAGAGAATACTCAGACGGATTCACTCAAATAGTTAAGGAGTTGAAATTAAATGGCAACGCCTAAAGTTTCGATTACCTTTGATGCTGATTTAAGTGAGTTAAAAAAAGCCACCAAAACCGCTGAAGGTGATGTTGATTCATTTGGCAGCCGCGTTGGTGACATGGGCAAAAAAGTTGCCGCAGCGTTTGCAATAGCCGCAGCCGCAGCCGCAGCCTACGCAATCAAGATTGGCATTGATGGGGTTAAGTCAGCAATTGAGGATGAGCAGGCGCAGTTCAAATTGGCTAATGCGTTAAAAACTGCAACAGGTGCAACAGATGCCCAAATCAAAGCCACTGAGGCTTATATCTCCAAGATGCAATTGGCTACTGGTGTCAGTGATAATGAATTAAGAAATTCAATGCAGCGTCTATCCGTAAGCACTAAAGACGTAAACAAATCTCAGGACTTATTAAATTTAGCGTTAGATGTATCTAAAGGCACTGGCAAAGATTTATCAACAGTAACCGAAGCCCTGGCAAAAGCCTATGAGGGGCAGGATACAAAACTTGCAAGATTAGGCATTGGTTTATCAGCGGCAGATTTGAAAACAATGAATTTCACTGAAACAACAAAAGCATTGTCAAATCTTTATGGTGGTGCAGCGGCACAAAATGCTGAAACATTCCAGGGTAAAATTGATCGGTTAAAACAGGCATTTGATGAGGCAAAAGAAACTCTGGGCAATGCGTTATTGCCTATCCTTCAAAAGTTGATTGATTTTGTTGTGCTAACGATTCTGCCAGTATTTAAGAGATTAACTGATGGACTAGGTGGCGGTGAAGGTTTCATGGGCGCAATCATGAACGTGGTTGATGTTATCAAATCCTACGCAACACCTATTTTTGAAGCCATGATTAAAGTTTTTGAAAAAGTCCGGGATGTGATAGTTAAGAATAAAGATAATTTTGCAGATTTCTTTGATGTGATTAAGGCAGCCGCACCAGTTTTAGGTAACATTTTAGGTGGCGTGATAACAGTATTGGGAACAATTGCAACAACAGTTTTAGACATATTTGCCAAAGTTTTGGGTGCATTAAAGCCAATTCTAAACACCGCAATTGATGGGATTAACTTAGTAATTCGCGGGCTTAACCTAATCAATCCTGGCAAGGACATTCCATACGTGGGCAAAATTGGTGAATCAGGTTCAAATTTCACATACAACTCAGGCAATCCCCTGGCAGGTCAATCAACAACACCAACCGTGCCCACAACACCAACCGTGCCCACAACTCAAACCACCCCAACAACTACTGGCAGCAAAACTACATCAGGCAGTGGCGTGGTAGTTGCAATGCCGCCAATTATTCCAACTGATTACACCCCATTTGGTCAGGCTGGTGGCAATGGCAGCGGATACATTGGAACACCATTTGGTCAAGCCGTATCAATTACAGTCAATCAGGGCGTAGTTGGAGATCCCGAAGCGGCAGCACGCGCAGTGGTTGGCATCATAAATGATTCTTATTATCGAGGCACTGGTGGTGCTGGAAATTATGCAGGATTCTAATGAGTAACTGGAATCCAGTGTGGAGAGTAACAATCAATGGCGTTGATTACACCTCTGCAATTTTATCTAATTTAACAATTACTTCAGGTCGGACAAACATTTATGAGCAGGCTCAGGCTGGTTACGTAAACATTCAATTGATTAACCTGGATCAATCCCCTATTGAAGCGCAGATCAATCAATCAATAACTATTGAATTGCAGGATTCAACCGCAACATTTGTGCCTATATTTGGTGGATCAATTGTTGATGTTGCAGTTTCAGTCAGTGATGTTGGAAATGTTGCCTATGCACAAACAATCACAATTATTGCACTGGGAGCATTAGCGAGATTACAAAAAGCATTGACCAATGGTGTTTTGACTAAAGCACATGATGGAGATCAAATTTACAAGATTCTTCGAGGCGTATTATTTGCTCAATGGAATTCAGTGCCTGCGGCATTAACATGGGCTGATTTTGATCCAACAATCACCTGGGCAACTGCGTTTAACACGGGATTGGGTGAAATTGATCGCCCAG